GCTCCAGGTACATCCGTAGGTAACGGTCGCTGTAGCAGTTTGGGTCAAACAGGCTGCGGCCGTACTGCCGGTCGCTCTCCTCTTGCAGGGCTGGGTCTGGGTTGGCCAGGTAGGTGGCCAGCACGCCGCGAGTGGGGATTGGAGCCTTGATGCCTTGGGCACGGATCAGTGCGTCGGTGGACATGAGGACCAAGGCTTGCTGGGCAGCGTCTTGGTTCTCCTGCCGGGGCAGCGCTGGGGCCAGGTATGTAGGCCCGGCACCTTCTCGGGTGAAGGAGAAAGCCGGGAAGCGCTTGGCCTTCTTGTATGAATTGCCTTTGCGCCGGCGGTCCTGCACAGCGGGGTCACCCGCCTCCCGGTTGGGCTTGGGAACGCGGGGGTGGTACACGATTCTGAAGGAGTCTGACATGGGTGGTGCCTATGCGAGGAAGGTCGTGTGTTTCGTTATATATTTCGTCAAAAAGCATAACAGGTGGTAGATACACCTACTGTTTTTGGCTGTTCGGGTCCTCCAAATTCTCGTGTTATACCTTACCCCTGTTTGTAAAGTGATGGTGTTGGTATGAGTGTTTTTTAACCAATTTGAGGGTGTATATTTTTGCGGAATCCGACGAACGGTAAGGCGGTGCCGGTGAAAATGCCGAAAATACATACGAGTTTGGGCTATTTAGGGGGTCTGTGAGGATAGGCACCGGGTGTTTTGGGCAGCGTGGCTGGGGGTTTGAGGCCACATTATGCTCTAAACCTAGTACATAGGCACGTCATTATTATTTCAAAAACTTTCAGGCTAAAATCCCAAATAGCAAGATTTAATTTTATTTTTTTAGTCTGGCTCAAAAGTGAAAAAGTAAATATTTCTTGGTCTAACAGCGAACAACAACAACAAACAAGTATATCTCCCCTCTTACTCCCCTATAAAACTAACCCTATTAAAATAATCTTATAGATTAGATAGAAGGGCTCCAAAAGAGAATGCTTCTCACTCTCTTTTGGAGGACTCTATTTCTCTTTTGCTGCGCAACCAACATCAACATCCACAGCTTGCTTCTCCCTAGCTGCGCAGGCTTGGCCCGTTGGCCGCCGGCGCCCCGTGCCGCACCACAACCCGGACGGCGCAGCCACACTGTACCTTCCTGAGCTTCTCCTTGGCAGCGCCACGGCGTTCTCCCCACGCTGCCAGCCCTACCCCAGCCATAACCAGCCCGCACAGCCCTGACAGCAGCCCTACGAACGCCCACATCCCGAACCCGACCTCAATGCACCAGTTCATGCCAACCCCTCCAGCGCTGTCTCTGCGGTAAACGCTGTGAATGGCAGGTCGCTGTCCTTCCACACCCAGCCCACGGTGCAGGTCCGGCGAGCTGCCAGGGTCATCTTGCCGATGTGGGCTCGGGCCAGTGCGCCGACGCCAACCACCAGGCCGAAGTAAGCGCCACGGGCGCTGCGGTAAACGAACTCACACTCAGCCCGGCGCACGGTGTCGCCCAGGGCGATCCGGTAACCTTTGGCGAAGGACTTGAGCGCGATGTCAGCGGCGCTGATGTTGTCGAGGACATCGAGCGTGAACATGGTGGTCATCTCGTCCTCTGTGAGTTTCAAGGCCCGGACGACCTGAGCGACCTTGGTGGCCGCTGCGTAGACGTCAGCCTCGCTGTGTAGGGGGGTTGAGCTGCGTTGTAGGTCCATAATGCTAATCCTCGGGCAATAAAAAGCCCGCTGATGGGCGGGCTTGTGGGGTACATCAGGGTTTTTAGAGGGTTGGGAGATACGTTGGATGTGCATCCAAATTTGGAGTTACATAGCTCCAGTCGGTTATTCCTCCTCAACGAACGGGAGGAGGTGGTTTAGCTGGGTGACAACGGGAGCTGCGATTGCTGCCCGGTCAACAAAGGCTTTGAGACCCTCCTGAGAACTGAGCAGGAGTGCGGCCTTTCCGCCCAGGCTGAGGACGGCGGCAGCGGCGCCGATTTGGTCATACCGATGCGCACCATCCTCACCAACAGCCTGTATATGCTGGCCCAAACCGATGTTATTGAGGAACACCCGTGCTATGCCAAGGGTGTTGGGCCACGTCTTTGGCACCTTCTTTTTGTGCGGGTAGACGAGGTAGTACAGGTCGTCGTCTGTTATCCAGACTTGGGGTGCGGGGGCGTGGAAGAGGCCGGCGTTCTTCTCAGCCTCTATCTGCCGGCACCAGCGGACAAGTTTCAGCCGGAGTTTTGGGTCATAGCCTAGGATTAGGGTGGCCAACTCATCAGCGGGCAGTGTGTATATAGGGACATCACGAAATCCACCGTTGTTAGTAGATACAACAGTCTTGCCCCCAAAGTTGGGGGCATGCAGATCCAGTGCCTCTAGCATCTCACGAATGTCCCGTAGGACGTGGTCGTGACGCTTACCAGAAGCTTCAGCGATTTCAAGAGATGTCATGGAGCGATTAATAATTACAGATGACATGGGGAAGCTCCTTTAGAGCTACCACCCGGAAATGGGTGGCAGGCTGATGGCGGGTTAGCGAACCGAGAAGAAGGGCAGCACCCATCGGCAGACCTTACGGTCTCCCACCATCAGCCCGCCATAAACTGCGGGCAAAGAAAAAGCGCTGATTAGCGCCTCGCGCTGTATTACTTCAAAGGGTCGCTAAACCCGTGACGCGAGTATCCCACATGGCCACCTTAGTGGCCAGCCGTTTTGGCACCTTTACAGCCAGCCATTTTGCACCAACCACTCACGCCACCAACCCCAGCCCACTAATCTCCAGCGTCAGCCGCTCCCACACGTCGTGGTTCGCTGCGACAGTGACAGCCTCCCTTACTACCCGAGCTGCACCGCAATGCGCCAGAATCCACGCTGGCAGCTTCTCCAGCGCGTCGATCATGTCCCGCTCACCGGCTGCAACGGCGTTCTTCAGCGCGAGGGCATGGGCAGCGGGGTTTTCGATCAGGTCCCCGAGCTTCAACCGGCGCACCTTGAGCTGTGAATTGCTGCGGTACGGGCGGAACCCTTTGTTCTCGACACACCAGTTCGCCATTTTGTGGACGGCGGCTTTGGTGTGGTCGGAGGCCAGGTGCGTGTGGAACGTGCCGAAGTCGGGCATGTCGACGCTGCACCAGTAGATGTTGGGCAGGGGCAGGTCGGTGTCAGCGCTGTAACGGCTGTGACGGACAGCGGCGGCGACTTGCGCCATGGTTTGCGTAGTCATGTGGGGTATTCCTTTTGGGTGGAGCCCCGACAGCGGGGATCAGAATAAGGGCCGCACCTAGGTAAGGGCCTAGGAGGCGGCTGGATGCACTTCCGGGCTGGAAGCGGCTTGTGTTGCACGCCCTGGCCTTATCACCTCCTAGAGGGCAAGGCAGGACGCTGGATCTGCGTGTTGAAGCCTGTTTGGGTGCAAACGGGGCGGCATACCCGACCGAAACCACGCATAGGATTAGCCCAGCGGCGCGGACGTCGTATTCACTGGGCAGCCTCGGCCCACATTAGGTGGCCTGACACTTGCCCTATTGGCTTAAATTCACATTTGAACACCTCGTTTTGGGTTGGTTTTGATAGGAAAAAGCTACTCGAAAGGCTCGACCGTTGGCCGGATGAGCGTTTCGGGTAGGTTTCTGGCATCGATCCCATGAATTTGTGAGGCTCTTTTAGGGGATTTGGAAGCACAAAACCCGCTGCGAGGGCGGGTTCTGCAGGCGAACTAGGGCTATCGGCACCTTCACAACAGGCCAATCTGGCGGGCCTTGTACAGCAAGGTGTCTGGGCTGGGCGGTAAATCACCCAGGTTGCTGGGGTGAACGTGGGACGCGACTATCTGCATCGCGGCGCGCTCATCCTGTGTGAAGCAACGAGGCGCGAATTTGCGGTGCTGGTTGATGAATGCGTGACCATTGCTGTCGCATAACCAAGACATGGCAGTGACTCCTAATACTAGGGCGGGGGTTTCGTTTTGGGCTTTTTAGAACTGGCCAACTATCTGGGTATTTAGTTGGGGCTTTTCAGGCCAGGTGGTTACAGCGGGGATTTGAAACTTTACAGCGGGTAATTCCAGCGCACCTTATCAGGTGCGCGCGCGTATGAAAAAGCCCGCACTAGGCGGGACTTTCTCATTCGCGGGTCAAGCGGACTTCACAGCTTGCGAACTTCGATTGCCATTCGACATTCAGACCTTTGCTGGCCATGAACTCGAACTGCTCGTTTAGGTCGTGGGCCATTCGGGCGCAGCTCACTAACTCGGCTGCGTCCGGGGCGTACCATGTTTGCGGTTCGTAATAGTTGGTGTCGTCGCCGACATTGCCGACGACTGCTATTACAAGGGCCGCTGCTAGGGTTGAGAGGGCCATTATGCCGCACCTTGTCGGCTGCGCAGCTCTTTAATCAAGTCCCGTATATGGCCGGGGTGATAAGAGCACCCCGGTATTCCGGCAAACTGGCGCTCATATCGGATCGACTTTAACAACTGCTTTGGAGTGTACTTTAGGTAGTCCATTAAACTGCCTCGGCCAGTACAGGGGCCACCTTACCGTTTGCCCGTTTTGAGCTGCCCGCTTGGCCAGACTTTAGCAGTTGGTCGGCCAGTGCCGTGTCAAGTGGCATATCCTCGGCCGCTACTGGCACAACTGGCCCCGTCTCTTCAATGGTGCGCAGCTTAGCCAACTTGTCTTCTTGTAGCTGGGCAGCCTCTTTAAAGGCTGCGTCTAGCTTGTCCGACATGGCTTTGACTTTTGCATAGGCATCGAATAACTCTTCCGGCGTGCCGATAAACCGGCCAGTGCCGAAAGTAAGTAGGGCTTTATCAACCTGTTTGTTAAAGGCGCTGGCTTGTAGGCTAGGCTCGCCGTCTTTAGGCGCTGGCTTTTCTTTAACGATGTTTTTAAAGTCGGTGAAGGTCATAGCAAAGTCACCGTGCGCTGTATAGAACTTGCCGGTTAACTCAGTGATAAGGCCCTCGACAGGTGCGGTATGGCCAACGGCAAGGAAGCTACTAGATAGGATGTTAGTATCGGCTGGCTTGCTATAGGACACGGTGTGTGTGTCCTTCTTCCATACCACGTTAGGGCAGTGGGCTTTGATGTAGCCCAACACGTCTTTACCTGCTTTGCTCAAATCACCACTCTTTAGGCGAAGGGTTGGCATATTGAACAGTGAGTCTAACCAGTTACGATTGCCATGCTTCACAACCTGCAATGTAGCAGCGTTCGCCCATACCGACAGGATATCGTCGATTGAACCGACACGCTTAGCGTAGGCACTGATAACAGTGCTATTAACTTGTTTACCTTGAATTATATAGGTCGATTGCTTAGCCATGATGGTATTCCTATAGTGCTAGTTCAATTAGTTAGGAACAACCGCCGATGTCGGCGGCTGTCTGTAAGTAACTGTAAGTAACTGTAAGTTAGTCGGTTAATTCTAATGCTAGTGCTAGTAAGGGGCGCGTTCTAGGCGCCCCTGTATTCTGTTATCCGTTGCCTATGGTAAGTCGGTGATAATCATTGTCGTTAGACGCAGTTAGGGCGAATGTAGCAGACGTGGTTATCCCGTGCTAAAGACTCAGGATGTAGAAGTTATCAATGTTAAAGAATGGGTGTGCCCCAACCGTGGCCCTCGACAATGACTAGGCGAGCTACAAGCCAATGAAGGCGAGTGCTCTAGCCTAACTATCCGCTGCTCTTAATAACCCATAGGGCCTTCCCTTCTCTTTATAACGACTTTGAGAGGAACGCCAGTGACTGCGCGTCTAGGATCTAGCTCTTTGCCTATAATCTAAGCTTTACTAACAGGCCCTTGTAGATATGCCTGTTATCTATGGTTAATAGGTATCTATTGCCCGTGTTCCCTCTTAGCCCCATATAGGGATTCAGACGTTACGTTGTCGCGGGCAACACTTCCCCGGTCGGCCCTGTTTAGAAGGTCGATGCGTTGGCGGATAGTCCGCAAGTGTCGAGTTTGGTTGTTAAAGAGCGGTGGCGCGGCCAGTGAAGAGGCAGCGCGGGCAAGGCAGAGGCCTTGCCAGCGGGACGGGCTTAGAGCCTATCCCTAGTAGGAGGTAGGAACCTCACTGCATGGGCAAATTATAACACAGGTAAACAGGTATGCAAGTAGATACGCCAAATTAATTCAAGGCCGCCACCGTCGCAGCTCGCTACCCCCCACCCCCGTTTTGTAGCACGCCACAGACGTGCTCAGCGCCTAGGTCAGCGCTAGAATTTTTTCACTTTTTGCTATTCTGACCACTTATTAAACCTCTGTTATACTGTCCTCAACCACACAGGTACCCACCATGCCAATGACAGATCTCCAGGTAAAAGAACACCTATTCCCTCTAGTCCAAGCTGAGGTAAAAAAGCTCGGGCAGAGCCAAAGGGCGGCTGCCAAGTTCACCGGCGTTAGCCCCTCACAGATCTACGCTATCCAGAAAGGTAAGACCGACCAGGTAAGCGTTAAGTCGCTTTTAGAGGTTGCAAAAGCCTATGGCATACCTACCCCAGACTGGCAGCCAGCAGAGAAGCCCTCAATGCTTGAGCACACCAAGGAGGTAACTGATACCTACGTCATCCACTGCATCAAAAACCGGGATTACGATGGGCACGAAATTACCCAGGAGGAGATCAATGAGCGCAGGGACCTGATCCTGCAGCGGCGTGAAGCCAGGAAGAAAGAAACACGAGACCCAGCATCGCCCCTACTCCGTCAGCAGGAGCTGAAGGACTCCTACCGTGAGGAGCTAACTGATCACTACGTTAAAGGGCTGCTGATCAGGGCTAAGAAGTACAAAGGGGAAGTGGTAACCGCTGAGATGTTAGAAGAACACCGTCAGCAAATTATGGCCAAGAGGCTTAATCGTCAGGTAGATTAAGTCCCCAGCTCCACCCACACCGGAAAGGACTTCCACACCATGAGCCTCGAACTCAACCTCGATTACCCAGACTCCGTCACCAGCGACCCAGGTGTCATTGACACAGCTGCCCTAGCTGGCAACACCACTATCAATTCCCTACTCCACACCGGTGTCGTTGACACTGCGGCACTATCGACGACTGCGCGGCGCGGCATTGAGATGCTGCGGGCTGGCGTAGCCGTACTACAAGGTAACTACGCAGTACGCCCCGTCACCCGCCTCAAGATGCGCGTCAACTCTGTATCCACCTACGGCGGTAGCCCCCTCGTGCACGTCGGCCTCAGCGCCGTCTACTCAGCCATCCCGGACGAAGAGAACTACGCCTTCGGCAAGGCCACGCCCAGCGGCAACCTGAACTTCGCAGTGATCCCAGAGTGCGCCCTGAACCTTAAGGTAGGCTGCGATGTCTATGTGGACCTGACGCCGGTAGACGCTGAGTAATCGGCCTCCAGTGGCCAGCCTGCCAGGCTGGCTACTTTTCATTCCTGAACCCCCGCTGAACCCCTTCGAATAAATCCGCCAATCTCCGCAATAACCCACAAAAAGTAGTCTACGATGATGGTTAGCATCCTAGCTTTACCCCATCAATTAGTCTGATACCATCTAATTGAGTGTACTTAACCGCCCCTTCATCGCCGTCGGGTGCTTTTCAGTGGAAATCTTACCTATCATAAAGTGAGAAACTCCGCTAATCTCCGGATTAAGTCGTGGTTTTACCGGTAGCACGGATCGCTGCCATCATGGATTGACCAACATCGAGATAGGAATCTCACCCCACGACTTCTTCCTTTAAGAAACGGATTCCCTAATGGAAAAGCGTGCAAGCCTCATCCAGCTGACGGAGTACGTCGCTGAGAATTCTGGGTGCAGTAAGGCCGAAGCCAAGCGCCGCATCGAAATGGTACTGGCGGGAATTGTTGAGCTCGCTGACGAGTACCCACGGCTCACCCTGCGTGAGTTCGGGTGCTTCAAAGTCAAGGAATACAAGGGCTACACCCACAACGCCACGATCGGCGAAGCAGTGGAGATTCCTCCTCGGCGCCTACTGACCTTCACCTCCTCTCCCATGCTGACTCAGGAGATCGATGAGTGAACAGACCAGAAGTGAATTCCGAGCGCTACCCAACCCTACCCACTCCGGTGGAAGTCACCAACATCGAGTCCCTGCGCACGGCAGATCCTGCCGTGTTCGAGGCGCTGCAGATCGTGCTGGCCAACCTACGCAATGACATGCTGCCTGATGTAGTGCAGCTGCAAATTGTGGAGGCTATGTCGCCCAACACCCGCCGCCACGTTGTGCAGCAGATCGCCGGCCTGGATGCCAGCGTGCTGATGACGTTCAAGCAGCAGATCAACCTGGTAGACAGCGTACTACGCCGGATCGTAACGCCAGAGGGCGTCCTGATTGAGTCTGGGCGTGACCTGGGTATGTCAGTGAAGGACGCAATGAATATGTCGCTCAAGGTCGTCGGGATGCTGACCAAGGACTTACCAAAGGTCTACAACATCGCGCGCGTGCAGCGCCTGGAGCAGGCGCTGCTGACCGTGGTTGAGACGCTGCCCAAGGTGACACAGGACAAAGTGCTGATGGAGCTCGAGAGAGCTGAATTGAACGCTGCAAAGGAGAGCAGAGGATGACCCGACAGGAAGCGTTGGCCCATGGGTTTGTGTACGAAGGGAAGATCGGGGTTGTCCCGGTGTACCTGACTGAGCTGAATGCGTTTGGCCACAAGATGCCTGGAGCAGTGGGTAAGAACCTTGCTCTGGATATCGCGCTGGCAGTACAGACGGCTATCCACGACGGCGCTGTCTGGCTGATTGAGCTGGTGAAGCCGGGCTCCTGCCGCGAGGTGGGTATCTGGTTTGGATCTAGGCTGGATGGCGCACCTGTCACCGATGAGGAGCTGGCATGAAGAAGTGGCTGGTACGGAAGGCGCTTTTCGGTCGCGCGAAGCTGGCTTTGGCAGCTGATAGTGAGCAACCAGAGTGGTTCAACCCTGAGTTTGGTGCGCTGAAAATGATGGTAGAGCGGCTGAATAGCCAGGCAGCTGAGGTAGCGGTGTTGCGCGCCCAGGTACTGGCCGGCAGGCCTGAGTTCCAGCAGCAGGTACTAGATATGCGACCTGCCCGTATTCTCCGCTATCGCAGGGACTGCACCGTAGCTCCACCAGGGCTCAGCATAGGAGCGAAGGGTGAGGAGTTAGTCCGAACATTCATTGGTGGAAAGAAGGCAGTAATACTGGATTAACCAGGACGGTTAATCCGCCATATGGCGCAGTAACAAGGATGTTACGAATGAAAGATGGATCGGTAGCCCAGCGGTTCAGGATGGCCCTGAACCGTGAGGAAGGGCTGAAGTCGCTTGACCAAGTGGCTCTGGATTATGGGTATGTGGAGGGTGAGCGGTTCACCTTCATAGACCACGAGTACCAGATAGACATCATGCGCGACGTCAGCTCGCGCATCGACATCCGCAAGTGCTCACAGGTCGGCGCCTCGGAACTCTGGGCGCAGAAGACCCTGGCCATGATGGCGGTGTTGAAGAACATCCGGATCATGTTCAGCCAGCCGACCAAAGAGATGGCTGTCAAGTTCTCCAAGGACCGGATCGACGGGGTGATTGAGCAGAGCCCGTACTACAGCGGCCTAGTGGCTGCCGGCGGCAACTCGGCAGGCATGAAGAAGATCGGCACCAACTTCCTCTACGTCATCGGCACCTTCGGCGCGAACTCGGCAATCTCCATCCCCGCTGAGATCATCATCTGCGACGAGGTCGACTTCTCCAACGAGGTGGTCCTCGGCAAGCTGAACTCCCGGCTGCGTCACGCCAAGAGTGTCGACGCCAACGGCAACCGCGGCTACCGGTACCGGTTCTCCACTCCCACAGTGGATGGGTTCGGCATCGACAAAGGCTTCCAGGCCGGGGACCAGCGCTACTACATGTGCAAGTGCGAGCACTGCAATCACTGGGTGGTGCCGGACTACATGCATGACTTCATCATCCCAGGCTGGGACAAGCCGATCATTGAGTTTGGCCGGGATGACATGGGAGACGACGGACTGGATCTGGACGCCTCATGGATCAAGTGTAGCCACTGCGGTAAGGACCTATTTGCGTCCCTGTGTAACGCGGCCAACCGGGAATGGGTGGCGAAGCACCCAGAGCGCTGGGACCACAGCTACCAGGTATCCCCATGGGACGTGCCGAAGTACAACACGCCGCAGAACATCGTGCGCCAGTACGATGATTACCCACTGAAGTCTGACTTCTACAACTTCGTGATTGGAATCCCCTACTCCGACGCTGAGAACAGCTTCATCGTGGGTGATGAGCACAAGAAGCGAACCTGCGATATCGACCTGTGGATCTTTGGCCAGTGGCAGGTTCTCTGCCAGACCGTGGGTGGGATGGACATCGGTAAGACCTGCCACTTCGTGGTGAAGGCAAAGGC